TAAAGCTCTGCTAGAGTTTGCTAACTCAGCTACTATCACGAACGCCGACGAAGCCCGCTGGCTTGCTATTCACGGTGCTAACGTATTCGGTGTCGATAAGGTCAGCTTGGAAGACCGTGAGATATGGGCATACATGAACGTGCAGAATGCTGTAGATGTTGACAACGACCCCATCAGTAATAAGTGGTGGCAAGAAGCGGACAAACCTTGGCAGGCATTAGCATGGTGTTACGAGTGGGCGCTGTACAGCAACGCTAGACAGCTTGGAGAGCCTTTCGAGACACGCCTACCCTGTGCCAGCGATGGATCGTGCAACGGCTTACAACACCTCTCAGCTATGCTCAGGGACGAGGCCGGAGGCAAGGCAGTGAACCTACTACCTAGTCCGTTCCCTCAAGATATTTATAAGGACGTAGCTAACCGGGCAACCATGTTACTAATGGAAGCTAACACAGATCTGGGCAATCAACTTTTAGAAGTTGGTGTTTGTAGAAAGATATGCAAGCGCCCAGTGATGATCGTTCCGTATAGCGGAACACGACACAGTTGCCGAGACTACATACTCGAAGCTCTGGCAGATAAGTGTAAAGGTAAGAACCCATGGAACGATGACTTCTTTGAGCCTGCTAATTACTTAGCTGGTTTTGTATGGCAAGCCATCAACGAGGTGATTGTATCTGCACACACTGTAATGGATTACATCAAGAGCATTGCTAAACTTTACTGTAACGTCGATAAGCCCTTCGAGTGGGTCACACCTACCGGGTTACTCGTTCGTCAGTCATACAGCAATACAAACAAGAAGAGGATTGCGACACACCTAAGCGGTTCTATTGTTAAGCTAAACTATTCTCAGCCTATTGAGAACTCTATTGATAAACGTAAAAGTGTTTCGGGAAGCAGCCCGAACCTAACTCACTCACTGGACGCTGCTGCTCTCACGTTCACTGTCGATAAATGTTTAAAGGAAGGAGTTACAGACTTTGCTATGGTACACGACAGCTATGGCACACACTCTCCCAATATGCCGCTACTCAATGATAAACTACGAGAAGCTTTTGTGGAGATGTACGAAGCGAACGATGTGCTGCTAAATCTCTACGATTACGCAGTAACATCACTACCGGAGGGAACAGAGGTTCCGCTCCCACCATCAAAGGGTACGTTAGATATTAGAAAGGTCTTAGAAAGCGATTACTTTTTCGCTTAATTCTAAAGGTTCCCCTATAGCAAACCCCAAAGTTACATTAACTATATTAGATAAGGAAAAATACATGGCTAACAACATTATGGTATTGGAAGGATCAGCACAATGGGCTAAGGTCTTTGAACCTGATACAAAGTTTAACCCTCTAGGTGACTTTAGTATTAATCTTCAAATGACTGCCGCCGAAGCTGCTCCGATGTGTGAGCGACTAGAACAGCTAGTCCAAGCGAAGTTCAACGAAGCAGTCAAAGAAAAGCCTGCGCTGAAGAACACGCTGACCACCGCCGATGTCAGTAACGTAGTGTACGATAGAGACACTGGCGACGACACAGGTAATGTGGAATTTAAATTTAAACTAAAAGCTAAGGTGCAAAAGCGTGACGGCACTTACTACGATCAAGAGCCTGCTGTTGTCGATGCAGGTAAGAAGCCTTTACCAAAGGATATGCTTATTGGTAATGGGTCTAAGGTCAAGGTAGCTTTTGAACCAATCACTTATGTGATGTCTTCAACCAAGAAGGTTGGTGTTTCACTACGACTTAAGGCAGTGCAAGTTATTGATCTCATTGAGTATGGTAACAAAGCAACCAGTGTGTTCGACGAAGAGGATGGCTTTATTGCTCCTGCTTCTAACGACGACTCTGCCCCATTCGTAGAGGAGATTGCCGATGCCGCCGACTTCTAGGTCTACCTTAGAAGAACGTGTTCAACTCAACTTAAACGCACGGGGGATACCTTATGAGTATGAACCTTGTAAGCTACCCTACACGGTAACCCGCAACTATATCCCTGACTTAAAAATCGGGGATATATATGTCGAAGTTAAAGGATACTTTCGACAGGACGCACAGCGTAAGATGCGGAGCATGAAGGAGCAACACCCTGAGTTGGATATTAGATTCTTATTTCAAAGAGGAAAAAGCACAGTGCAAGGAGCAAAGAAAAGAAAAGACGGAACGAAGATGACGTGTGCTGAGTGGGCAGAGAAACATAACTTTATATATGCAGAGGAGATTATCCCAGATGAGTGGTTCAGATAGCTACAGAATAGAGATTCAGATTTTAGATAATACGTCAGATGATGGGGGTAACTGCGTGACTATTTCAAAACGTGGTCGCCAGCTTACCATTGCTGATATTTCAGAGGCTTTCACCGACGCATTAAAAGGTGCAGGCTTTTCAGATTTAGAAGTGAGTATTGATTAATGGAAAAACAGGAGAGTGAATTAATCATGCACACTCCTTGCACTAAGTGTGGCTCGTCAGATGCAAACAGCTTGTACTCTGACGGTCATACTTACTGCTTTAATTGCAACACTTATGGACAATCCCAAGAGGAGGTCAGAATGCCAGAGAATAAAAAAGAACAAGGACTGTTGAGCGGAACACATGAGGTGTTGGTTAAGCGATGTCTTACGGAGAAGACCGTGAAGTTTTGGGACTACCAAGTAGGCGACTACAAAGGTGGCAAGGCTCACATTGCAAACCACAAGACACCTGACGGTGTTACGGTTGCACAAAAGATTAGAACACCGGGTAAAGATTTCTGTGTGTTAGGTGATATTAAGAAGGCAGGACTGTATGGTCAGTGGCTCTGGCGTGATGGTGGCAACAACGTCACTGTCGTCGAGGGTGAGTTAGATGCGCTGTCGATGTCACAAGCGTTTGAACACAAGTGGCCTGTCGTGTCTGTCAACACTGGTGCAGCAGGTGCTAAGAGAGAAGTAGCCAAGGCTATAGAATGGCTAGAAAAATTTAAGACTGTTGTGTTCATGTTCGATAACGACGAGCCGGGACAGAAAGCTGCAAAGGAGTGTGCTGCTTTACTATCACCACGCAAAGCTAAGATTGCTAAGTTGCCACTTAAAGATGCAAACGAAATGATTGTGGCGCGTAGACACGCTGAACTCATTGATGCGTTCTGGGATGCGAAAGAGTTTGCACCTGATGGCATTGTGAACGGCGAGGACTTGTGGGAAGAAGTATCAACAGAGAAGGACGTACACTCTGTACCTTACCCTTATGCTGACCTTAACACTAAGATCGGCGGCTGTAGGTTAGGTGAGATTGTTACAGTAACAGCAGGATCAGGTTTAGGTAAGAGTCAGCTCACTCGTGAGTTTGCATATCATCTACTGAACGAGGGCGCTACCATAGGCTATGTTGCGTTGGAGGAATCCAGTAAACGCACAGCTCAGGGATTGATGTCCTTACACTTAAATAAACCTGTACATCTTGAGACCATCCCCACAGAAGAACTACGAGAAGCCTTTGACGCAACCATGGGTACAGGCAGAGTGTTCATGTATGATCACTGGGGTTCTACTGAATCTGACAATTTACTAGCAAAGATCAGGTATCTAGCCAGAGGGTGCGGATGCCAGTATATCATTTTAGATCACATTAGTATTGTTGTGTCTGGTATCGAAGGCGGCGACGAGAGACGTATCATTGATAACATGATGACAAACTTACGTTCACTCACAGAAGAGTTGAACATAGGTATGATTGTTGTCTCGCACTTAAGACGACCTGCCGGGGACAAAGGACACGAAGAGGGACAGGTAACATCGCTCTCACAGCTTCGAGGTTCCGCAGCTATCGCACAGCTTAGTGACATTGTTATCGGCTTAGAACGCAATCAGCAAGACACAGAGAACAGTAACATCACCACCGTCAGAGTTCTAAAGAACAGATGGTCAGGTGACACAGGTGTAGCAGGGCAGTTAAGCTACTCACAAACAACAGGTCGTATGGTTCCCGCAGAGCAGGCCGTCGACGACATACCATTTTAGGAGACAACATGATTAGACCACTAGGTGATAAACTACTTATCCGACTTGATGAAGTTGAAGAGAAAACATCAGGCGGTATTATTTTACAAGAAGAGTCACAGGACAAAGTAACCAAAGGAACTGTTATTGCAAAAGGGAAGGGACGTATCCTGCCCAACGGCGACCAGATCCCTATTGATATTGAAGTAGGCGACAAGGTTATCTTTGGTAAATACTCAGGCTTAGAAAAGGTTGAGGTAGAAGGGCAAGAGCTTTGGATTGTAAACGAAGTAGAGATTAAAGGAATTATTGAAGACTAAACTAATCACTCCGACGAGAGGATAATATGAAGACTAGAATACACGTTAACCAACACCATGTCAGACACAACAAAAAGTTTCCTGACGACGTACAACTCCCGCCTTTAACGGTTAAGGATTACAAACAAAACCGCAAGTGCCACCT